CACGGATGTTATGATGGAGATGGGAGATGTGTTCAGTTATCTATTCCAATTAGCCCATATGTTGAATGTAGATTTGGACAAGATGTGGAAAGAGCACCAAACCAAGATGCATGACAAAAAATATAATCTGAAGTAATATCAAGAATGAGTGATTATATGCTCAATGATAAACATTCCATGGATAAGGTGAATCCATTTGTCGTGCATGAATTCTCCCTTCCAGGAGGAATACGAGAAACGGACCGAACAGAGATTGAGGAATATTATACGACAGATTCGATCACGAGGAAGAGGCCCAGTGATCGGGAACAGAAACTCCTCGACAAGATTGGTGTTCACGAAATTCACAAAACTGAGATGAGCCCTTTCTGTGGGACAAACCTCTGCGATAAACAGAGGAAGCAAAACGTCATGAACAAGGTGATTCACCCCAGGCGTAACATCGATTATGGAGTTTCGTGCAAGGTGAAGAAGCCAAGGGTTGTTAGTGTGGGTGTATCCAATGCGAAGAAGCATATGGTCCCAGACGCGACAAAGGCTGCCATCGTAGTTCTAATCATTCTAATGCTAGTTTATGCATTACGGAGATGAAGTAAGACAGGCGCTTTTTTTGGATACACATCTGCACGATACCTGGGATATATTTCCGGGAAAACTTAGTCACGAAATCTACTTGCCAAGCACTTTCCATATCTATGCGAGGTGGTTGAAATGTAGGATCTAGGATTTTCACAGCATTTATCAATCTCACGAAGAAGCGGGGTTCGTGATAAGTATACAGGATCTCTTCCAAAAATAATTCAGCCATTCGCTGGAGAACTTCGACAGTCTTGACGACCATCGCATCCAAAAACTTGTAGTAATCAATGACACTTGTGGATTCCCAGGAAATCCGATTCCAGTCCCCTATAGGTTCAGTGTTGATATAGTCAGTGTATCTATTGTACTCCTTACGTCTGTTGTTCCATTTCATGTAAACCATCTCTACGTAATGTAAGTCAGATTCTACGTCATGAACAAATGTCGCGGATGAAAGGTTATTTAGAGACATGTATCATATAAAGAAGTCTTGTCTCTAAGTAAAAAAATGTTTCAATATATAAATGGCTGGCCTCATCATTATTGGTGCCGCGGTATGCTGTTCTATGTGTTGTGGTTCACCGTTCACAGCAGTGTACTTTGCCCCGAAAAGGAGTGATGAGTTCGCTGTGAGACTCAAGAAGGTTTTACCAGATACAGCCAGTGACTTCATACCAGATAAGCCATCGGAGTGGTTGGGTTCTGAATACGAAGATGACTACGACCCTGTAAAGGATGAAGAAGATGAGTTGCAGTTGTTGAGAAACGAACTCTCGGCTCTCTACGGTGAGGATGAAGCGGCACAACTCATACTTGATATGGGAACTGATAATGAAGCGGAAAACATACAGGATTTGTTACAACTTAAGAGGGGTAAGAAATACTTTGAAGACGAAAGATCTACACCCTGTTTTGACAATATTTACGATATGGCGGCTAAGGTAGACTGTGGACAAAACGCAGTCAAAAGATTCAAGCTTTCAACATGTCCCGGCGGGAAATATAAATATGAATACACATGTCTAGGTGGTATAAATGCTAAGATATCAGATGAAACGTATGACACACCTCCAGTCACACCAGTGAGTCTTGGTGAAAATTTCTTTGATGTTCCTATCGATATGAGAACCATTTATAGACATAATGTCCGATGTGACATTGGCGGAACAAGGGGGACGAACGACACAAATATGACAGGATCCACAGCGGGTGGTGATACACCGATAACTCAATTTAGATACGACTATAATGTCGATTCGGCTAACTCCTTAATGAACACAACAAAGTATTTCTATAAATGCTTAGACACGATACCACTTGGTAAATGTTACAATTACGAAACATCGACCTCCGCCCTCAAACCTGAAAATCTTGTTACAGACGGTGCTTTGGGACTTCGAAGTCATGAGATTAAGTGCCCGGGAGAAACACAAGTTCTCACCAGATTTCAGTTGAAAGCAGGTGGAACAGCGGCTGATGGAACAGTGATACCCCCCGAACCAAAGGAGGGTGAATCGACTTTGTATCGATACGATTACACATGCTGCAACATGAAAGCTGAGGGGTGTTCTGAAGAAATGGAGGCACAAGGAATTTGCACAATGAGCACCTAAGTTTTGGGTGTCACCTTAAAAATTTAAGTCTAAATGATGTATTCGTCAATAGCGAATAACAGTTTCTCATACTTACTCACCCTCGACGAGATCAGGAAAGCTTTACCAGATGATCTTCGTCCATCATGGGTGAAGATTACTACGATCACGATGGTATCGAGCTTTATGCATCAAATTGACATAAAGAAGCTCAGGGAAACGTTTGAGAGAATCGGATCCTACAAGATGAGACGACAAGGTTCAAAAACGGAAGGGTTTGAGTGGAAACTCAAACCTACGACCTTCTACAATCAGGTCACTCTGACCTACAATGACACATACAGCACCAAATCGGTCAAAGTTTTTCCCAATGGAAGTATTCAAGTTGCTGGATGCTGTGACCTTTTTGACTGTAAACGCATCATCACACAACTCACGCATATCCTAACTTCTTTTTTGGGGATGGATATTAAAGCCCCAGCTGATTCATTCAGGGTTGTCATGATAAACTCGAATTTCAGTCTGAATTACAACGTGAATCTACTGAAAGTTGCGAACTGGTTCGAGGAATATAACGACATCTTCAAAGTTTCGTTCGAACCCGACAGGTATTCAGCGGTGAAGATCAAATTCAAACCCTCCGAAGACATGAAGGAGATCACAACCAGCATCTTCAGCACCGGAAAGATCATCATCACAGGAGCTGAAACTTTGAAAGAAATCGCATTCGCTTACAATATCATCAACCAGCACATCAACGAGAACCCCGAGATTCGAGTTTCACCCACAGAAGAGACTGATGTCTTTGACATTTACCTTGGATATAGATGTGAACCCATGGTCAAACAACTCCGGGAAAAGGGATTCAATTCTTGGATGCAGACAACCACCAACCGCCGAATTAATTTCTAGATTTATATTAACAATATGTCTCAGAGACTTGGAATGGCAGATGGCAGGTGCTTCACTATGAATACCTCAGCCCAATTACTCAACAACCATATCATGAAGACGAACGGGATCACCTACGAAGACAATTATTCTTTTAGGCAACTTCTCCAAAAGCAGGGACCAGCTATCATGAATGCTGTGCAGGCAGAGCAAGGCACTGGACCCTGCAACGCGTGTGACAAACCCCTTCTGAAAACACCCAACACCTACTAAGTGAGAAAAATCAAAGAAAAAACTTTGGACCCATACTCTAGAATGCAGACATGTTCTATATGTCTCAATGACGTCAGGGCAACGAGGACAAATTCTCCGCTCAGATGTGGACATGTATTTCACTCCCACTGTCTAGAGGAATGGAAAAACCAAGGTAAGAATACGTGCCCAGTGTGTAGAAAAGTATTCGATGTCACGCAGTACAAGGTGATAGTGACGATTCAAAACAATGTAACAGCAGTTTCAAACTCTGTGACATTGAACGAAGAATCTATATTTAGTGTTTTAGATTTGTTTGATATCAATTTCGACATTGAAGAATTACCCGATTTAGAGAGTATTCTTGCTGACCTTGGGATGAGTCTTTCCGACTTTGATGCCTCTGTTCTTGACACAGAATGAACTGCAATATCTCTCATAGTTCAGACCAGGATAGTTCCTCGAACATTTACGGGGATCCTTGATGACCTTTCCCTTCGCGTCTGTTAAAAGTGGACCGGTAGCCCAGCCACGTTTATGACTAAATACGTTAGCCTTAAACGTTATACGCTTACCTACCTTGAAAGCACCTCCTCTTTTAATTCTCGATTCGGGCACCTTAAAGAATGTAGCCACAGATTTAATAGTATCTCCCGGTTTAATCTTATACTCAACTACCCCATGCTGCTTGTAAAAATGAAAGTCACCCTGTCTGATATAATTTGAAGCTCTACCAGGGGAGACAAACATCATGACTTCGAAATATCCTTTCTTACATTTTTTGGTGGCATCTGTCTTGTACACCCTTTTCGGATTATCAGAAATAACGCGCTTCGGGAGTCCGGTGCAGTGTGTATACGTGTGATTCCCATTAGATAGGCCAGACCGGTCACCGGGAATGGATTTCTGCCATCTGTAGGCCTCGTAATCACCAACAGCATACGCGTAGCAGTTATTGTTTCCTATACCCCTAGAAGATCCCCACCTCTTAGTTGAAAACTTACTTTCATTGCCACTCAGGGGGAGGTTTTTCATCTATAGTTTACTCAGAAAAAAAATATTTACTTTTAATAAATGATCTCGGAGATTACCAAGTCTCGCAACAAGTCTGATGCTCTCATGGAAGTTCTCGTTTTTGTGCTCAACCTTCTCATCAGCACATTCATCCTCCGCCTCGTGTGGAACCGCTCCCTGGTGAAACACATCTCCGTTCTCAAGCCCATCAAGTCTCTTGTCGATGCATTCATTCTTTCCCTTTCCGTGCAGATTGTCCGTGGCATTTAAAACTTCTTAAATCCGACAGTTTTTTCACCAGATGGACCCACAGTGGTCGGAAAAGCCTCGACACCAGCACAGTCACCTTTGTCACAATCAACGAAGGTGAATGGCTTTCCTGACTGCTTAAAATATTCCAACTGTTTACGAGTCCAGCCACAACCCATGGTCCCGTAAACGGTAAATTTACCAGCACCACCAGATTTCTTAGGATACTTGTTCATACAGACTTTAACGAGTACGATAACGACGACAGCGATGAGGATCGCGAGAAGATACATTTTATTATTACCATAGATTTATTTTTTGGTGAATTTCATCACCGGCTTCTTTTTCGTGATCAGCTTACCCGCCTTCAAAATAGCGATAGCGCGCGCTTTAGCGTTTCCCACTTGCTTGGTCACCACAGGAGGAGCTTTGAACACCAGACGTTTTGGTGACACTTTAGGTTTAGTGAATAATTTTTGAAACTGGTTCACTTTACTGGTTTCAGTGAAGAAAGGTCTCATGAGAACAGTCTCGAAACTTGGAAGAGTATGATTCATGTTTCCACGAAGCCTGAAATTTTTAATTTTAGTGGACTTCATACTGAGATATTCTGGTGGCAAAAGAGATTGAACAAGTGTTTTCACCATACGTTCCGTTCGATTAGAAGGTTGCCTACAAAGGCCGTACATTGTGTTCAAGAAAAGATGTAAATCGTAAAATCGGTCCGACTTTCTCGATATACCTATGTTGACATAGTTTCTGGTGTTAATCAATGGATTCCTAATTCGAGGAAAAGCAGAAAATCCAAAATCGATAATGACAGCCTCTACACCCGCGTTTGGAATGGAGTACTTTTTGTTTAAGGAAATCTGAATATTTTTGTCTGGCACGGTGCGTACCATGATGTTACCACCGTGAAGGTCGTGATGTCTAAAACCAGGATACTTTTTATGGATACGATACAGGTTGTAAACGATCTGAGCCATAACGGATCTGACAGCGTCTAGAGTGGGACGAGTTTTCATCCATTTCTCAAGTTCCTGACCATCTATGAACTCCGAGTACAAGTAATCTTTACCATCACACACCTTATACAGATACATCTTCGGAACACCGTAGTTTTCCAACTTTTTCGCGACTGTGAATTCCATTTTAGGATTCACAGATTTGACCGCATTGACGAACCCCGCCAACGGTGCGTTATTTGTTTTTTCAGTTAATCTAGGTTGTCGTATTTCTTTGTAAACGACAAACTTCTTACAGCCATCATCCACACAACCCCTATACACCTTACCATATTGACCCTGACCAATCTTTACCGCTCCTTTAGTCGTGGAGCCATTCTTCTTTTTCAACCACAAATGTGACCCGGGGGAACATGCTTTCTTCCCCCTGAGTAGTTTTTTAACCTGTGTGTTCATCTGGTATTATCTTACATTTTGTTTTCAATTTGTCAACTGGTTACAGTTGAAAAAATGAAAGATTATTGAATCACACATTTACCAACTTCATCACTACTCCTCTCCTCCACGAATCCATTGGCGATGTTTGTCTCTTTTTCATATGGTTCATTGAAAAACACCTTATCGTATGTAAACTCAGACACGGAGGACTTGATGAGTCGCTGATCGTAAATCACAGTTGTGTCATCTATAATTTGCTTAACAATGAAATCTTCTTCCTCGATGTATACGATTTTAAGATTTGTTTTCGGTTTGTAAAAGTTTTTCATTTTTATAAGACGTGATAATATTTTTTCTAATCTTCATCCACATCAACATCAACATCATCAACCTCTTCCTCCTCGGCGTCTGGGAGATTGACACCCTGGAATGCGAAAGAAGGAAGCTTGGCAGACTGCTCGAAGAGAGCCTGCTGAAGGCGGATAGTCACACCAAACTTGTTGTCAATGAACCAAATCTGGTTGAGATCGATGATGGCCATAGCCTTCTGCCCCTTCTCGATAGTGTCAAGAGAAACCTGTTCCTTCTGCATGGAGTAGCACTCAGGAACAAAGGACCCATCAGGCTTGGTCAGAACCTTCAGCTTAATAGTAGGCGCATACTGCTCCTTACCGGGCTTCACGATGGGCTTGTAGAGAGCTTCCTTGAGGACAGCGACATTGAACTCCTTACCGAGCCACTCCTTAGAGTTCTTGGCAACTTCATTGACAATCAACTCATCGAGCTCCTTAAGCTTAGCATGGAGGTCCATGGCCTCGGTGTTGTCAGGGTCGAAGGAAAGGTCAAGCGAATAAGAAGTGCGCCCTGTGCCTTCATCAGTGAAGGCGCTCAAACCGTAAGGAGAGCGCATGAAAGGAAAC